TTTGTAACGGACATCGTCATAATAATTATGTTTATCTTTCCCCTCGTCACGAGCCTTTTTAAGATAACTGTTTAATTTGACAACATCCTGGGGGCCTATGCCATGGCCTAGCTCCCGGTCTATCTGATAGCGTTCAGTTATTTGGCCGCTGTCAATCTTTTCATAAAGGCCAACCAGCGCACGAGGGTCGGTTTCAAATTGACGTTTCTTAATGCCGTCAAATATGCGCCGTTTTGTCTCACCGTCAAGATTTGACTCGCCAATTAAACGAGACGCCCCGAGTAAATCGTTGTGCATGATTGCGTCATTTATTTTAGTCGACCACGCCTCTCGGGACGCTTGCTGTTGTCTTGCGGAAATTTCACGTTGCTGGTTGTACTCGCTGTCAAACGTGCTTTTCAGAAATGCGGCCTGCCGGATATCAAGACCATATTTTTTCATGGCTTCCGGTTTGATGATCTCCTGGCCTGCTTTTAAAGGATTGTCTGGGTATTTATCGCTTAGTTGCTGGTAAACATCCGTTGTCTTGGCATCTTTTACCGCCGTTGTGGCCTTGGCGAGTAATACGTTTCTGGTTCTTTCCTGTATGCCAGGCATTTGGCTTTTATCAGAAAGCATTGCCAATGCCTGTTGCGGGTTATTATGAATAAGCTGTTGCGCCATGTTTGACCACGCTTGGTCTTTAAAAGAAAGATCATTTACTACCGCATCCTCTGGGTTAATTAATCCGTTGGCCACACGGCTTTTTAAGATGTCTGAATTCTTCTGGATATATTCACCAACTGCATCCGGCGTGGTTGACCGCCCGGCAAGCTCAAGCAGATTATTCCTATCCTGAATATATAGGCCTTTGGCCTGCTCAATTTGCTTTGTCCTGATAATGCCATTCAGGGCAATGCTACCGTTCGCCGCTTCCCGCTGAAAAATCGGGCCAAATGCGGCACTGACCGCCCTTGATGGTGAACTCTTAGAGTATTTATCCCGCAGGTTGGCGATGTCTTTCTGATAATCTGACTGAAAGTTAGGGTAATCTTGCCGTTGCTGATAGGCAAGTTTAAGGTCTGAAAGGTCTTTCTGTAGCGAAATGGTATTGCTGGTCAGGACTGATTGATCCCTGGTGGCCGTTATCTTTGCACCAATATCGGCAATGGACTTGCCAAGGCCGCCGAGATTGCTTTGGCCAAGCGCAGGATTTAACCGCCCGGCACTGGCAATCGCAGAGCCGCCGCCAAGTTGCCCGCCTCCGGTATTCTGATGTGTATTATACATCGGTACTATTGGCATTATGTCAACCTGCTAAAGTTATTGATTAATGATGTCAATGCGTTCATATTACTGTTCGTTTTCATTACGGAACCAGTGTAGGCGTCAACATTTGCCCCTGCAAGTAATGATGCGGCTTTGACCTGCCCGGCGTAGAGCGCAGACCGTGACCGAAGTTTACCCCCGTATCTAGTTGTTAATGCGTCAACCTCAATATCTGATGCCGTCTGCGCCATTACTTCAAGCGGACTCCCAGAAGTTATCACCACACCGCTTTTAGCATAACTTACCTTTTGTTTACCAATCAATCTTGCACCAGCTTTCCGGGTCTGGAACTCCGCTATACTTGCGAACTCTTGTTCTAAAAAAGAGTTATATTGCGACTCGTTAATAGATGTTTTCGCCGCTTGCTGTTTCAGGGCGGCGTTGTATTGAGAGATGATATTTTCTTGCTGGCCTGATTGGATTTGACTATAAGCCTGCAGTCCGAAGCCAAGCAATGATAACAAGTCCCCGCCGCTGTTTGTCGTGTTATCAGTCATCAGTTATTAGTCCTTGATGTTGATACAATACCAAGTATGGTACAGGGTAATGGCTTGTCCTGTTGCATAATAATTTGTTTGGGGGTTTCGTATCCCTTCGGATATGGCAGCTCTTTATCACCGGTATAAAGATCAAGCGGGGTGTCCATTGGATCGCCGTCCCGCCGCCATGTGATCTCGTCAAGTTTTGACTCATCAGAACCAACATTTAAACCGGCTGTCCGTAATAGTCGTGCCACTACTTTAATTATTCTGCCCGTCTTGCCTTGTGCGCTACCATCTTTTGAACCAACATCGAGCCGCACCGTCTGTAACGTTGAGTTATAAGGCAGGCCAATTTGTATCTTTGAGCCTGCGTCAACCATAGTAATTGCGCCATTTGTCACAACCGGGCTAGGGGCCACGACACCGCCGTCTGATAACACGGACACCGTTTCACCTTCAAGATGGTCAAGCCCTGATATTGTTGTTGTGGCGGCTCCATTGTAGGATAGTCCGCAATCAACAAAAAACGATTCTTCTATGCCGTCAAGTGGGCTAAGGCCTTCCCGTAGCCTTTCAATATAGCGCACCGTTGAGCCATTTATATACCGTTTCACGGTTATCCATACTTCATCACGGTCTTTCGTCCCAGGCACAGAGGCCACCGATTCAACTATTGCCGGGTTACCGGCGGCATCAGAAACACCGCCAATTATATGACGGTGCCAGGCAACAACGTCCTGATCTCTTTGATATGTGAAACCTAGCAATGTCCCATCGCCTCGGACAACCCATAGGATTGAATCCGGCTCCTGCTGGAACGCCATGTCAATGATATCGCCCTGGGTGATATGCTCAGATAACAGGGTTAAGTCAGGGGCAACATAGGAATCAGATTGGAACTCATAAATAAATTGTCTGATTTTCCGTTTAGCACGTTGAACGAATAAGACAAGGTCTGATATTCGCAAAGCAGATATGTCCGCAGAACCATACGTTGATTGCCGGACAATACGCACGTTTGTCGGGGTAATTGCGTCATTAAGATTATTTGACGTAATTGTGAACTCGCCGCCTACGGTACCGCAGGCAAGGACTTTCCCAGGCGAGAGCCATAATATTTTATTAACCCTGTCGGTTGCGATGGTATAATTTAATGCGTGGTAGTCATAAACATCACCCGTTGTTCCACCTGTTTCCGTTGAGTTGTGGAATGTCCGCATATCGGCATAATTGGTTGAACCTGTACGGCTCCCCCAAATTGTCTGTGGGGCATTGTGCGCCCCTGCGAACCAACTGCGTTGTTCATAAAAGCAAACGCTTGTTGGGTAATTCCCTGCGCCCCAGGGGGACGATGTACCCTCGTCCCATGTGAATATGATATCGCTTAATGTCCATGAAGTATGGCCGTATCTGGTAAGAATAGCGGGCGGGTGGTCTTTGTGCGTGATGTAAAGGTCATCACCTGTCTGTGCAAATTTAAGATCGAATAGCTCTGCCTCTGTGTATGTGTGCGCTATTTCATAAGGGGAACCACCACTCTCAATAACTCCCCAATTATCATTAGCGTCATGGGAGTAAAAACGTAGATAATTCTCGCCAAACTCCAAAAGGTATGTCTGCACATTGGAGAACTCAAACTTATATAAACGGGCCTTTTTTGTGCTGTCTTTTACTTCGTTTATGTACTGTGTACCGCCACGGCGCATAACCCCGCCATGTGGCATCACAAGAAAATTCTCCAGCCTCGCAACTCCGTTATGGAATTTTGCAAGGTCTGTTCGAGCCGATAGACGTGGGCTTAATTCACCGGCCGTAAAATTTGATTGTATGCTTGTCGCTCTTGGCATCTTTATCGCCTCGCATCCGTCCAAGCGGTAGCGTCAAGCATATCTGGCGTACCTTCTTGAGCATCGGATGAACGTGCCGCCTTTAAGCGGGTTTGGTAAAGAGCCTGCATCTCTTGAAAACGGGTATTGCTATCGGTCAACGGTATTGCTAGTTCAGAGGCTAACCTTGCAGATAGCAGGTCTACGAATTGCGAATCGTATTGGGTGGGGTCGGTGATTCTGGCAATATAACGGATTGAAATAGTATCAGAATTGGTAATGAGCTTGCGGCCCTCAACTTTCCAAGATATCCGACTGTCTTGCACTTCAAGGACTCTTAGACAATCGGCGGGCAACTGATATTCGTAATCAAAGCCAAATGCAGGGGAACTTGTGGACTGTGATAATGCCGCACGTTTTACCGCAAAATTCCAAGGGAACTGGCGTAAAAGAGCATCACGTACAGGCTCAAAAAGAACATTGCAGACACGGGCGGGCTTTACCGCATCAGTAAGCAAAGCAATTTCATCTTCGCCTAAAAGATAAAGGGCTTTATTGCAAATACTAACATTTGATATTGCCATGTAACCACCTTAAAAGGCGGGGCTTACCGGCAAGGAGGGTACCGGTAAGCCCCTAATTGACAGGGGAGAGGCCCGTCAAAAGTTAAAGATTATGTCTCCTGACATTGGATTTCCACGACCTTCTTTTCTTCCATACGGGTGGCCCCGATAACCATAGAGAAAAAGACCTGGGTAGCATAGTTGTAGTCCGCACGTTCGGTGATACGGGCTTTTACATCCATACCGATACCAAGCAAAAGGCCGTCTGCGGCAAATGCGAAGCACTGCCTATAATCAGGTGAGCCGGTAACAAGGTTAAGACGTTCTGAACGGACGAACTCAAATCCGGCAAACGTGTTAATCTGACCAGCCGCAAGAGCCTTTACCGTGTTGTAGTCTGAACTCTTTACCTCTGTTGAGTTCAGTAGCTCGGTAACCTGCTTAGACGAAATTGCCATAATACGGGGAATACGCTCGTCAACCTCGTTACCGTCCAGGATCTCTTTTGCAGTGAGAATTTTGGAAATAGTCATACCGGCGGAGCCGTGAGTGATTATCTGATTTGTCTGAGATGACCAAGTAACGGAAGTTCCGCCCTCTTTACCAGTTTTGGCAGTACCAAGAGCGGCGGCAATGAGTTCGTCATCTTTGGCTCTGGTCATTGCGGCAGAAGCGGCAAGAGCGTAAGCATTTGTCGGATCAATTAACGAACGGACTTTGTCAGGCTCGTCAATTAAGTCGGCCCAGTCATAGTCATAAAGCGGCACCTGCCGTCTTACATGGGGGGTATTTTTAAACTCATCATTACCCTGCCCATATCCGGGATGATTACCGGAAGATCCGTAGGTCTGGGTACGTTTAGTTGCGGAAGTCGTGCCGACCTGGTCAAAATAGCCATAGTA